GGCCCTGCACAACGCCGCGACCTGGGGCGCGGTGGTAAATCTTGGGTGGACGCTGGGTCTGCGTAAGACCGCCTTGCTGGGTCCACCCGGAAGGAACTGCGGCACCGGGAGGTCCTGACCGACCCTCGAGCTGTACGAGACGATCCTCATTCACGTTGGTTGGCACCACGCGGAAGAGCTGCTGGAAACCACCCGCAGCAGGGACGTTGGCACCGACACCGAGACCTGGGCCGACATTCAGGCGTTCGACTGGTGGAAAGTTGTTCATTTTGTTCGTCACAGCCTGACGATTGTACAAGTTGTAGACGGGCTGACCATATGGATTTCTGTTTGCCAGTGGCGAAACATCGGAAAACGTACCAGCAACCTCACGCTTACGGGCGGGCACACCAGGGAAAGGGTCATTGATAACCGATCCTTGGATGCCCATGTCGTTCGAGTTGAGATGGTACGTTTGACGAGAACCTTGAGGAAACTGATCCATGATCGCAACCATTGGAGGAGCCCCCACCATGGCATCTTCGCGATCACTCATCTTCTTTCCTGCATATACTAGACCAACAACAGCTGCTAAGGCTAATGGGTCCATTACTATCTTTTAACAATATTTTAACGGGAGGTCTTGATTCGGGGACACTCGGTGGCTTGAAGACCTTCGGTCTTCACTTGGAGTCATTGCGGATTGACATTCCGACAACCTGTGGGCTGATACGCGTGGGTGGTGGAGCCACCTGGTACCGCTTTCCAAAAAGGATATTCTGAAGGTCGCCACGAGTCGTTACTGGATCCTTGGTCCAGACACGAGTCTCTGGCATACTGTACATTTTGGGAAAGTCAAAAGGCTTTTCCGTCCAGTACCGGTTGAAACGAGACGTCATCTGTGGCCGGAGAATATCGTCCGTCGCCACAATTTCAGTCAGCAGTGGAATCAGAGGACCACGCTCCTGAACCATACGCAAGCCTGGCTGAAGAAGAGGCATCTTTAATAATACTTTATATTAAAAACTTGCGTTCTGCGTTGTACGGTTAAACACGCCGCGCTGCTGTACGCGCTCCATAGCTCTGAAGCTGTTGTCTGGATCGCAAGCACCTGGTGTGTCGCGGCACATTGGTGCGTTGCGGTCACCGTAGGCTGCAGTCATGAAAGCCTCAATGTCGTTCGGAATCGTTGTCGAGGCGACGGTGTAAAAGTTGCGCTCGGCATCAGCCTGTCTCTCGAATGGGTGAATAACGTCCCACTGCTTGCGAACCTCATCCCGAACAGTTGGGTAGTAGGCGGCCGACGGCCGATCGGGGTTGTCCTGATAATCCGTAATCAGAACGTTACCCATGGGGTTGTCGAGTGTAGGCATGGTGACTCCACGCATAGCCCGACCGTCATTGACGGCCGCGAATGCCCGGCCCTCCTGAATCATACCGGCGCGGCGCAGCATATAAAGAATGCCGAGCACCAGTGCTGCTAATGCGAAGATACGAGCGTCACGCTTGATGATGTATATAACCACCGTTGCGTAAAGTATGAAACGTATCGTCGAATATGTACGGTCTTCGGCCGTCTGACGTGAGGACGGCCAAAAACTCAGCAGCTTATCATTTCGGAAAATCTGACGAAAGTCCATTATTACTATTACTTCTTCTTATTTTTTGTGAGCTGGTTGTTGGAAGCGCCACCCATGAGGGACATCATGCTCTTCATAAGGGCATCCTCATCGATACCGTCCGTCTTGATCTTGCCCTCGAGCTGCTCAGCCATACTCTCAATCATAGACATCGTCTCGGGCGGGATTGCACTAATCATCATACCGAGCATGTACAGAGACTGGAGGTACTGCCAGATGGCATTCTTTGTATTCTCCGACAGTGAATCATTCCAGTGAACCTTCATATTCGTGTCGCGCAGAAACTCAATCTCCTCGGCGTGCTCGCGAAAGAATGACTCATCCTTGTTCTGCATCTCAGATACATACGGACCAATGTTCGACATGAAGGTGGTCAGAGGAAGACGACCATTCGCCATACGGGCCATCTCGAACGACTCCTGGTAATTCTTGATCGCCGGCTCCTCTGGAAAAGTCTTGACGAGCTCGTTAATAAACTGCTCCATCATATCGTTGAATGCATTGACGGTCGTCATTAATGATAATAAGCTTTTTTTCTTTAAGAGAAATGTGTTTCACATTTGTAGTATGTATAAACAGTTTCATCGCAACTCCATCCGCGATTATCAATTATATACTCGGTATGGAAACATCCACACTCTTTTGGTTCTAGTTTTTCACTAGGATATCCACGAAAATCATTGATGCTGAAGTATCTATCATTGCTAGAAGGAAAACATTTATGATCGGATCTTGTCATGTCAGTATGGTTCTGTAATAATCTGCTCATTCTTTACACCACTGTACGACATGATAAAGTAGACCATGATGGCATTCAGCATCGCGGGTTTCATATAGGTTGAGTTTGGAAGACCCGTCTGGTTGTTAATCTTGTTTTTGAAGTAGACGTAGGCGGCGGTGATTACGGCTGCAAAGACGGCTGCAACAGTAGGGTCCTTTAGATCCATTAAAGGATAATAACTTTTTATTCGGGGTGAGTTCCCTCAGCTTTTTCGGCTGCGTCGTCAAAAAGAGACTCTTCTTGTGGATGAGCTGGTTGGGACACTGGAATTGATTTCATCTCGGCCGGTTCTTGTGGTGGCTGCTCTGCAGGTTGGGTCGGCGCCTCTTCGGGCAGAGCATCGATGGGATCCATTGGCTCCTGGCCTTCTGGTGCCTCCTCCTGCTGTTCCTCCTGTGGCTGTTCCTCATCGTTGAAATTGAATCTTTCCTCATCATCCGCAATCAGGTTCAAAAGAATCTGCTGCATGGGAATCATTTCGTCCATCGTCTTTTTGATAACGACTGTGAACCGTTCGGTGAGTTCAAGTTCGCGCTCGTGTTCGGATACATTCTTGGCAAAAATCTCCGGTTTCTTGAAGAGTTCGATAGCCGCCTTTTTATAGCACATGTGCACAAAGTACTCGGGGTCAATTTTCTTGATGGTGAGCTTGCGCTTCTCTGTCGTGAGCCGAACCGAAATCATAATCTTGATGAAAGAAACGTACGTGATGCTGAGGAGCTTTTCGAACATTGGGTAGTCGTCCGAAATTTCCTTTGTACGCTCCTTGACAATAGTCTGATTCCAGTGCGGAACTTCACGCATCAACTTTTGAAACTGGATGAGCGGCTGAACACCCTTGCACATCTGTTCGCCATCCACATACATCTTGTAAAACGCCATATTCATATGAGGGATCATCACATTGCAGAGAGCAAAGAGATATTCGCGCTTCGCTTCTACGAGAGTGTCCATTACTACCCTAAAACATTCTTTCACCGCGAATTTTACTCGCCACCTTTTTGAGATTGATCAGGGCTGGGAGATCGGTAATCTCTTCTGGAACTTCCTCACAGTGTCCACTGTCCTTGTTTTTTACATCCCACGTAACATACATGTTCGAAGCGTCAATCTGTCGAACAATGTATCCGAGGTTGCGAAGCTGGCGCGCGAGGTAGGCTGTGGCTGACTCTACATTGTACATTGGAAAACCAAAAATCATCTGGGGGGTTGACAAAAAGACTTGACGATCGCCAACCTCTACGGCGTAACGAATCTTTTTATCAAACTGTTTGAGAATCTCCGAGTACGTTTCTTTGCGCACACGTCTCTTCTCGGATTCTATTTTCTGGATATCTTTGACTGATATCATCCTATTACTGATTAACACCCTTTAATGTCTCCAAAACCGCAGTCTTGACATCCTTGTACGGCGTGTACACGTCTGGCTTGTAGGGTTGGAAAGGACCCTCCATATTGGGTGGAATCGTCTCATTCTTTGAGATGATCGAAACCTTTCCGTTGTCGACCCGCCCCAGCACGTCGTACTGGACACCGAAAAAGCCTCTCAGGTTGATGAAGAGCATACGGGCCGACAGAGAACCGTCAGGGTTCTGGTTGATGAAAATCGTTTCGACTGGGAACAGGTTCTGGTCCTCCTTGCGAACGGCCGTGGCCAGATCCTGAATGATCGTCTCAGGCACTGGTGCCTGAGACTGGATACCGCTGTAGAAGGATCTTGGCGTGCTGAAATACCACAGTGTAAAAACTATGAGGGCTAACAAAACGAGCACCTGCATCCTACTATACCCGCGCCAAAAATTTTCCAACAAAATGATATTGTTTTTTAGGATGGCAACCCTTGTGTATTCGGACAGATGTACCCACTGTATGGAGATCATACAATTCATCCAAGCCACACCATCTCTGAAACCGCTCGTCCGATATCACAACATTAACAAGCTCGGAGTTCCATCGCCCCAGATTAAACGTGTTCCGACGCTGGTCACCAAGGAGAATAACATACATGTCGGTGCTGAGGTGAAAAACTGGCTCATGTCCATGATGCCCTGCGACTTTAAAGAGTTCCAGTCGGCTGACATAGGGATGGCGAACCTCGACGAAACCGACGGTGACAGTTTTTTTGCTCTCGACAATTATGGCGTCAGTCTGAAACCAGAGGTTACTGCTGAAGTCCAGGCCCGTATAGACGCAGATCCATCCTCGCTCTATAACAACTTAAAGAAGTAACCACCGGACATACTAATGAAACTTAGGACTATACAGGCGAATGCCATCAAGAGTATATTCGAAGTTTTAAAGGATATAATCAACGATGTAAACGTCTATTTCAAAGAGGATGGTATCAGTATTCTGGCACTGGATACGGCTCGTGTAGCTCTCGTCCATATGCACCTTTCGGCTGAAAACTTTGAAGAGTATGATTGTCCTGAGCCAATCATAGCCGGAATGAATATGGCGAATACGTACAAGCTGCTCAAGTCGGTCACGAACAACGATACGCTCGAGATGAATATCAGAGGAGCCGAGGTGATTGAGATGATTATTCGAAACCAGGTGAAAAAGTCTTCGTCGACATTTACTCTCAAGCTTCTTGAGATTAACGAGGATATCCTCGAGCTGCCAGAGCTCGATACGGACATCCTGACGACTCTGCCCTCGGTGGATTTCCAGCGCATATGCAGGGACATGGGTAATCTGTCAAACGAGATTGACATTTGTCGCGAGGGTGACCAGTTGATTCTGAGCTGCCAGGGTGACTTTGCGAACCAGAGTACATCCTTCGAGTGCCCGGAAGTTTGGGATACCAAGATGGGCAACACATTCAGTCTCAAGTATATAAATCTGTTTACAAAGGCGACTGGTATGTGCTCGAGCGTCCAGATTATGCAACACGCCGAAGAGGAGGCAATGCCGATAGTTTTTAAATATAGTATAGCAAATTTGGGAGAGATGCGATTTTATCTCGCACCAAAAGTTAAAGAATAATAGTTTTAATAATCTATGGAAGCCAGGTACGGAGAAAGAATTCAAGAATTCGAAGAATCGATTCGAAGAGGAGAATCTACCGAGGCTGACTTGTATGCCTACATTGCTGAAACTGCACCCTTTATTCGGGAGTACTATTCCGAAAAAAAGGTGGAGGATACCGGACAGACGAGCACTCTTTTCAAAAGCAGAAAAACGGGATCACAACGGAAGGATATTTATACTAAATATTTATCGACCGTCGAGAATGAATCATTTCAGACCATGTCTACTCCGAGCCTGCATCATAAATGCACGTCGTGTGGATCTTATGACCTGGAGCATGACCATGGGACGAGCGACGATATATGTAGAAAATGTGGTGCAACAATGTATGTACAGTGTGATGAGGTTGGATTTAGAGAGGAACAGGATATAGAAAAGACTATAGTTTACAGCTATCGAAGAGAAAATCACTTTAATGAATGGATCGCACAGTTCCAAGCGAAAGAATCCACTAATGTACCGAGTGATGTAATAGAAAAACTTAGAAACGAATTCCGAAAACAAAAGATTAAAGATATTTCTGAGATTACTCACGCACGAGTCAAAGAGTTTTTGAAAAAACTAGGACTCAGTAAATATTATGAACACGTTCCGTACATTACTACAATTCTCAATGGGATACAGCCGCCGACGATGCCTCAGGCTCTCGAGGACAAATTGAGAATCATGTTCAAGCACATAGAGGGAGCTTGGGAAAAAAACAAGCCTGCCGATCGAAAAAACTTTTTGAGCTACTCGTACACACTTTACAAAATGTGTGAGTTGCTTGGCGAGGATGACTATCTACCATGCTTTCAACTTTTGAAATCAAAAGAGAAACTGTACAAGCAGGATCAGATGTGGAAATCAATCTGCAAAGAACTCCAGTGGGAGTGGATAAAAACAGTTTAAAAAATCTCTGACCAAGACAAATGACCAAGAAGGGATTTGTCTACTCGTGGAGAGATGCTACGGCTGCTGCTAAAATTAACTCGGTGAATCCAGACTGGTACTATACCTGGAGTCTGTCTCAGATTCCAGGTGTCAACCTACCATTTGTTCCTATGATCTGGAGTTCAAAGAGTCTGGCCCAGCTTCCGAGCGTCAAGGGTGATGTGGTGCTCGGCTTCAACGAGCCGGACCGGACTGATCAGTCGAATACGGATGTGGCTACGGCAGTCAAATACTGGCCTCAGTTTAAGGCGACCGGAAAGCGTCTCGGTAGTCCAGCCACCGCATCAAACGCAGCAAAGGGTGGTTGGCAGAAGGAATTTATGGTGTCGTGCTCGGCAGATGTTGATTTCATGTGTGTCCACTGGTATGGCTCATCCAATCCTCACACGCTTCTGAGTATGCTGCACGACCTCTACGACTTGTACAAAAAGCCAATCTGGATTACAGAGTTTGCAGTCGCAGACTGGTCAGCCACGACTCAGAGCAAGTATTCCGAGAGTCAGGTGATTGATTTCATGGAGGCTGTTCTGCCGGCGCTCGACGATCTTCCGTACGTCGAACGCTACTGCTGGAAGACTCGTACAACGTCCGATGTGAACATGGGAACCAGCGCTCTTTTCAACGACGACGGAACACTGACTCGGCTCGGAAAGGTTTACTCGATGCATGGAATCATGCAGGACGACGATGTTCCTGTCGCGAGATCTGCTGCACTTATAGAAGAGGCGCTCAATAAGAATAATGGATCAGAATCTGATTAATAGGATTCTTTATATGACTGATATAGATACTCGAATAGCTTTTCGGCTCGAGCCGAAAAGACTTCCAGTGTATGTTTTTCCGATGAAGACCGGGATGCTTTATGATCCTCGTCGGAAAGTACTGTACAACTTTTATCCAGTTGATTATTACATCATTCGCAAAAATGTAGATTTACGAGAAGATGACGGTCTCTATATCTTTTCTGGCGACCAACAAGTTGAATTTTATGACAAGCGGGGATTACACATCATGTATTCGAATGAGGTGTGGATGACCGAACGTCCTGTGCAGATGTTGAGCGCTTGAGCGGCTCGCGAATCTCTACAGTTGCTCCTTTTGGTGCAAAGTCGTACTGCTGCTTAAATTGTTGACGCGCCATGTTAAACTCTCGGCACATACACTCCCAGACAATTTTCATGCACTCGTCGTGGGTGTTGTCTCGGATTGCTCCTTGGCAGTAGCAGCACACCTCCATACCAATTCTTCGACTTGTAGTTCTAAGCCGAAATTGATTAGGATAGCCTCCGGCAAGCCCAGCAGTTTCATGTACTGCTGGGCTTGGATCCGCGCAGCATCGTTGAGGTTGCGGGTCGACTTGAGTTCGACGATTGTCTTTTTGTCGATGATGAGATCGGCCCGAAGGTTGCCGATAACGTGACCTTCGTACTCGATCGGAATGATACGTTCAGTCTCGTACGGAATGCCGTGGGCGCGTAGCTCCACCTCCATGGCATTGTGATAGACCGACTCTGAATAGCCATAGCCCAGCTTTAAATAGACGCGGTGAGCAATATTTTTTATATCATTCATATATGGATACAGGGTTGTACTTTTTAATAGGATATTTAAGTAATTTTAAAAGGGTGTCGTCGTCAGTCTGTTTGACAAAGAGTATAAACAGGTGGTTATCAATATCTATTTCTTTCCGTATCCCGCTTTACGTCCGACGAAATCACGATTCGCCCGATAGATGTTGGACAGTGTTGGATTGCGGCGTTTCTGTAGGACCATGATGGCGCCGAGCTTGCGGAAGACGACCAGGGGGCCATAGGCGGCGATCGCCTTGACCAGGGCTGCGCGGCGCACGCGATCGGACGCGGACGCCTTGTAGCCAAACTTGCTGAGGGTACCCTTGGCCAGAGGTCCAATCTTGGGACCAGTGTAAGGCTTGTTGGTGCGGGCCGCCTTGACGCGGACGACGCGACCACCGACAATACGGTCGTGTGCTTTGCGAATATAGGGCATTTACTATACCTATATAAAAAAACTAGAGCCCTCTCTGGTATGAAGATTGCCTGCGCCGACTTTGAATCGGTCCGTCTCGCCAATGGCAAGTCGCTGGTTCACAACATCTCGGTCGTGACTGGAACGCTCGAGCACAAAAAGTTCTGGACGTCCCAAGGTCGCGGTAAAAGTCCGCAGTATGTAAACTCGACGGTAGTTTGTGGCGGACCGAGGATCGATATCCTTGTCCAGAATGCACTCAAGCATCCATCCATTGAGCTCAGTGATAATATCCAAAACAAACTTCGGCTTACGAGTCAGCTGGCCGATCAGTATACTTTTGAAAAATACGCCGTACCGGACCTTCGGACGGCCGTCAGACTTTTGATCAAGTTTGTCAATCAAAACACTGATGGTATTTTCATGTCTCACTCGTTGGACAATGATCTCCGGATCCTGTTCGAGTCTGCAGAAGTTCTGGGCGAAAAGAAGTTGTTCAAGAAGGACTTTTTGTACCGGCCGGAGGTTGGCTGCTATCTGTCCGGTTGGGATAAGCTCACTCTGATTTGTACTCAGCGACTGCTTACAACCCAGTGCCCCAAGTTTGACAAGGAGGTGGCGGAGACTCAACCGGACACGCGACTCGAGTCGTATGCCCGAAACATCTACGGGAATGACTATGAGCAGACGCACACGAGCGTAGCGGACGCCCTGGATCTCATGTTTGTCATATGCAAGGCTTTCAGTACAGACAAGTTCAAGATTGACCTGGGCAAGTCGAGACTATTTATGAAACCGGTGTGGCGAGCTCGTACCCAAGCGTGTACATCTTAATCTTATCCTCGTGACCTAAATTGAAATTAAAAACAGGCGAATCACCAATGTCTATATTCATATGTTTAATCTCGGTATACCTAAATCTATTCTTTAGGACCGCACTCAGAATCATACTTACATAGCCGCGAAGATCATCAAACTCGTTTAGATTTTTGTAAATAAGATGTATTCCCAGTACATCTTCTTTATTTAGGAATGGTGCACATGGTGTCGCCTCCATAAATGCACCATCGACGTACCGCCAGTCTTTATATACCAGAGACTCGAACAGGAACGGAACGGCGACCGAGCCATAGAGAGCTTCGATCACGCTCATCTTTGGGTGTGTGTCGACCGAAAAGTAGATGGTCCTTGAGAGGTCAAGGCAGAATGCAGCAATGTGAAGCTTGACTGGAAAGTAGTGATATAGCTCTTCGAACGTCACATCCTCCTTTTTGGGCATGAGTTTCTTGAGAGCGGTTGAAAAAATCCCCTTTACACGTTCGGCCGGTACAAGTCCATAACTTTTTATCAGCGTTTTGAGATCAGGCTTTGCTAATTTACTGATTGGAATGTTGAGCGAAACATCTAAAAGTCGTTCAAAATTCCCTCGTGAGGCAATATACATAAAGGCGGCCAAAGCACCTGCCGAAGAACCTGATATTTCCTCAAGGTTTTCGAGCTGCTTGGTGTCGGCCAGTTTTTTTAGCACTCCGACGAGTGCGAAATATCCGAGAACACCAGGACCGATGGCGAGGTGTTTCATCTGTCAGTAAAACTGAGGAAAATACGTGCGCAGGGACGCGAAAATAATGGCAAAGATAATGGTGTGCACGAGCGATGCGGTATAAGATGTTGGGGACTCACCTGATGGGATTGTAAAGAATGTGCCTGGTGCTAAAACTGCGTACAGAAGAGCGGGGACGATAAGGTCAGCCGGTGTGTACGTCACGCGCAGGACAAACTTGTAAACAACCGTAAGAATAATCGTCATGAGCAGCATCTTGGCAAGCAGCGGCTGATTGGGTGGAATACCCATGGAATACATTGAAAATATGAATGCGGCCGGGAGTACTTTTGGGCTTGTGATATCGACAAGCATTATACTATTAATCAAGAAAAGTCTCGAATAAACTGACAAAATTTGTTAAAGTCGGCACGCCGAAGCCAGGTGTGCTGAAGACCGTTGTCTTCGAGATAGGCCCTCATGCCCATCCATAGGTTCAAAAGGTGTTCAGAGTGCCAATCCTCCCAATCTTGCGGGTGAAGAGGCTCCTCCTGCTCTTGCTCCTCCTGATCCTCAAAGGCGTCATCACCTGCGAATGCGTCGTAACTGTACTCGTTATGGAGACCCATCTTACTTCATATAATATACTAGTGCCTGATCTCCCTAAGCCACTTGCAACTAGGTGACTTCGTCACCTACTTCTTCACCTTGGGCACCGTCAGAGACAGCGTCTTGGACTCTTTCTTAGGCAGGGCCTCCATGACTGTCGTGTAGCAAGCGTCTGTACGGACAACATCATTCTCGAAAAACTTGAGCAGACCGGACCGAAGCGAATCCTTGGTCAGCGATCCTGACTTTCTGGACGTCTTGATCGACACCTTCTCCTCGTTCACCTTGACGGCATCAATCTCCTTTTCAACCATAAACACCTGAATGTATTTACGAAGTTCCTTTTCACGCTTGTTGAGCGTGGAAAGGTCCTTGCGGGCTTCCGCCAGGTTCTTTTTGAGTTCGATCCACTCAGCCATAGCAGTCTTCACGTCGTCTGCCATTTACTGAATAGAAAGAGATTTTTAGCTTTATTTAGAACTCACCCGAGCCAATCTCAAACGTTGGGCGCATCACGTCTGGGGGAATGGTGGACTGATTCCAGATAGAGACACCGGTGCGAGGGTTGGGGGGCTCGCTGCGCTCCTGACGGTTGGCGTTGCGCAGGTTGCCACCGATCGTCTCTGGGTAGCCAATCTGGCTGCGTGGATCCAGAAAGTTCTGGCCCTGCAGCACCTTGTCTGGAGAAAACTCACCCAGCTTCTCCTGTCCGCTGTACTCGCCACCGGCAAAGTCGGCCATCGTAGAGAAGGCTGCTGCTGCTGGTCCATTGCCTGCGGTTCTCGAAAAGTCATTCTCGTTAAACTTGTAGTAGCTAGGCTGGCGGAAAAACAGGACGTAAACCACCAGTGCAACAAGTGCCCAGAGTAATATTTGCTTGGTCTCCATTTATTAATACTTAGCTATAAAAAAACTTAGTCCAGATAATCTGCGGGGGAGTCCTCCTCAGCCTCATCCTGTGGAGCGTCATCAAACAGATACTCGGTCGGGAATGTCTTCTTCTGGACGGGTGCCGATGAAACGCGGATCTGGGCAATACGGAAAATAGGTCCAAATGACTTTTTCAGGAACCACAGGCCTGAGAGTTCAACCAGGACATCAAGTGTGGCATCCTTCTGGATAGATCCCAGATCGACACCATTCTTCTGGGTGTCGTATGCGACAGTCACCACGTCACCCTTGACGGTCGCCAGTGGTGCCTGGAAAATGGTGCCCTCGAGGGCGCTCTGATAAGCCTTCTGGATAGTCTCGTCGGCAATCTCCTTGCCAAACCACTCCAGCTTGCTGGCCACCGCCTGGTTGATGAGATCCTGCTCGACTGAGGCTACGATCGACTGGCTCATCTCGTTCAGCTGGAACGATAAATTCTTGGAGGCGAGCAGAGTCTCATCGACCAGCTTCAGCTTGTTCAGCTGGTAGAAGACACGCTCGCCACCCTTGGACACCTTGAGGTAATAACGACCATCTGGAATCTTGATAGGCTGGCTGTATTCCATGTACTAGTGATGCTCAAAAATATTAATGCAATCGGTCGCACAAAAAAGTTGATATACATCAGTACCATGTCGTGCGAAGGATGCCGGTGCATGTCCGGCGATATGAATCCGCTCAAAAAGATTTGTGGCCGGCTGGAGAATGGCTATGTATATGAATGTGACAAGGCCTGCTGTAAGGTGGACTGTTCAGGGACGGTCATCACACCCATGCAGATGCTCTCGGCTCGTCTGAACAAACCAATTCAGAATGCGCCGCTTACAATCGGAAACAACCTGATGACCGCAACAGTCAGTGATGACGACCCGACCAAGCTCCCTGGCTCGCCGTTCAAAACCATCAAGGCTATCTTCCAGGATTCAAACACACCCAGACAGTTTATCAGCCTCATGGGTATTCTGCTCTTTCTGCTGATTCTCAGCACTGTTCTGCTGTTCTTCTAGGGTCCTCGCCGCCTAGACTACAGGCACCTGAGCATACTTGGGCAGGCTGAAATATGCCGTCTTGGCCTTTTCGTATGGGTTCGAGCCTGAACGCATGTACCACATGACTGCTGGTGCTACGAGCATGGCGATTCCGAGCGCAAACAGAAACTGGAAGCCGGCTGTGACTAGAAGCATAGTTGCAATGATGAGTGTTCCGTAGAGGAACTTGCGCATCATTGGAGGTATCGTCCGCTCTGTATCCTTGTAGTACTTCAGAGCCAGCCATGTCGTCATGATCAGTGCTGCTGACAAACCGATCAGCGCGATGCGAGTCAGCACCATTACTATTACCACCCAAAATTACTTAAAGACGTCCACCGTATATACAGTAGAAATGGCCACTGCTACCTCTACCCCCATCACTCTCGATGACCTGTCCAAGGACCTGAAGGCGATCCGCAAGGACCTCCGCAAGATCAAGGCTTTCATTGAGGACCCTACTGGCGAGAAGAGCAAGACTCGCAGCCAGAACAATGGATTCAACAAGCCCCTGCAGGTGACTCCTCTGCTGCGCTCGTTCCTGAAGCTGCCAGAGGGTGAGATGATCTCTCGCTCTCAGGTGACCAAGGCTGTGAACGCATACGTCACCGAGAAGGGTCTGAAGGCTGGCCAGAACATCTCACTGGACGACACGCTCAAGGCCCTGCTGTGCCCCCCTGAGGGTACGCAGGTGACGTTCCTGAACATCCAGAAGTTCATCAACCCGCACTACATCAAGGAGGAGAAGCCCGAGGCTCCCGTCAAGGAGAAGAAGGTTGCCGCACCCGCCAAGGAGGAGGAGAAGCCGGTCGTGAAGAAGCCGACCGTGAAGAAGCCAGTGGCCAAGGCGTAAGCAGCATACAGGACGGCGACAGCGGGGGGATCAAACCAAGGCCTTCGGCCTTGCTTCACTGAAAAGGGCTTAAAAAATATGTACGCATGTAATATAACAAAGAATGTCCAGTGACGACGAGGCCAACGTAACACTCATCGAGGCTCCCCTGCTCGACAAGGGGAAGCTCGAGGCACTCGTCGGTACAAAGGTGAATAATTTATCTCTGTACCGACGCGCATTTTGTCATAAATCTGCTAGCAAAAAGTATATAGTCGATGGATCCTACGAGACACTTGAGTTTATGGGAGATTCTGTGTTGGGGTTTATCATTACACGCCATCTCTTTGATAAGTATGAGGAGAACCAAGAGGGATTCCTGACTCAGGCGCGGACGAAGATTGTCCGTGGCAAGACTTTGGCCGCGATCGCAAATAAACTCAGGTTGTACGAGTGGATTCTGATGGACGACAAGGGCATGTCCAAGAAATGGAATCACAACCCCAAGATTCTGGAGGATTGTCTCGAGGCGCTCATCGGTGCCATTTACTTGGACATTGGTATGATTCACGCCAAAAAGTTTGTTCTGGACCTGCTTAATATGGTGGAGATTTCGTTTGACGACGACAACTACAAAGACCAGGTTATGCGGTGGTCACAGGCTCAGACAAAGCCTGTGCCTATCGAGTACCGTCTGGATGGTCACACCAACGGAACCTTCTGCATCTCGCTGTTGATTGATGGCCTGGCTTGCGGCTCTGGGTTTGCGACGACCAAGAAACAGGCTGAACAGAATGCAGCCCAGATTGCGCTCAATACCATGAAGCTCCAGATTCCAAAGAGCAGTGCGTCAGGAAAATAATGTGCCTAAATAGTAAATGCCCCGTCCCCTGAACCGCTACTCGAATGCCAAGGCTATATATGGCAACCCAAATTGGAAGTATTATGCACCAGGTTACGCTGTAGCTGTACTTTTCAACTCGAAGAAGATGCCTTTCTTTATCAAGAATGGAAAGCGTCAGACTTTTAATAAGCGTGCCAATAGCAACGGGCAGAACAGACTGTTCTATGGCTCCGGTAATGACAACTATCTGGTGAATACTCCATCAAATGCAAAGAATGTTTTTGCCCATTACAATAAGTTCAAGACGTATGGCCTGACTAAACGTAACCCGTTACATAATACCGTTTCCGCTTACAAGATTCGTGCAGCTCAGATGCGTGTCCAGGCTAAGAAGAATGCGGCACAGGCGAAGCGTGTCAACAAGCTGGTCCGTAATGTCAAGGCTGGTCGCAGCCTTGTCAAGGCCAACACTAACAATCTGCTTGCACTCGTGATGCGCTACCAGCATCCAAATGCAGGTGCCTACTATACCCGTAACAACAAAGGTCGTATCACAAACAATAACGGTAAGAAACCAGTCCGCAAGCAGCTGCTTGCAAACATTGCCAATTTCAAAAAGTACAATTTTTTTGCTTGAATATAGTAAATGCCATTAGGATCGCTTTTCGGTCGTAAAAAGACCCCACCGAAGGTGAAAGGACCAAAAAACGCCAAGGCTATTTCGACGATGAAGAATCTGATTGTATTTACACAGAGCAAGAATTTCAACAAGTCGAAGCTGTCCAAGTACACTCTGAACAACCTGTTGTACGCCATTACAGCCATCTCTGGACCTCGGGTCAATAATTACAACCGGAACACGTCTGGAAACTGGTTCGTGATCCGGAATGAGTCAAATCTGACCAAGAACAAACTTCTGAATAACATTGCTCTGGCACCACCAATGTATTACAAGAATAACCTGGCTGCATACAAGAAAACTGGAAGCCAGTACAACTACTTCCTGAAACGTAACTTTCCTAACCGAAAGTGATAAAGAACTAAACCTTATAAAAAATAGATGCATCCTCGGATTGCCGAGTTGCTAAAACAAAACTATGACGACCAGAGGTCGGACAACTGGTACAAACTCAGAAACACAATGCTGACCGCCAGTGATTGTGCTTCTGCGATTGGTGACAACTTTTTCAAGTCACCTGGTGTGCTTGTTCTGCACAAGGTTTACCCGTCCCTGAATACGTTCAAGGGGAATGAGCGGACCGAGTGGGGTCAAAAGTACGAGTCGGTCGCGCGCGACATTTATGCAGATCAGTACAAGGAGGTGGTCCATGAGATTGGCCTGGCCCAACACCCAGTTCACAAGTGGCTGGGTGGTTCACCGGACGGTATTACCGAGTCTGGGAAGCTGATTGAGATCAAGTGCCCAAACCCAAAGAATAAACTGAAGAAAGAATGCCCCAAGCACTATGTCGCTCAGGTGCAGGTTCTGCTCGAGGTTCTGGATCTCGAAGAGTGTGATTTCATCCAGTACCGACCGGACCCTTACGAGTTTGTAGTTGTCAATATGAAGCGAGACCGCGAGTGGTTTGCTGAAAAGATGCCCATCATGAAGGACCTATGGGATAGGGTTATCCATGGTCGCAAACATGGCCTAAGTGAGTTTAGAGAAGATAATACCACCTATAGTAAAGAGGATGCCCCGGTGTCTACACTGCGCGAAGCAGTCGTCCCTGATGTTCCAGTGCAAGTCGTGCCAGAACCAACGCCTGTGTGTGTGCTGCATCCAACTCGAGAGACATTCATGTCCGAATTTGACTCTGGCCAAGGATCGAAGCTTGGAACTGCTTGAAAAGCAGCTTCACTTTGAAAAGCCTAGGAAGCTCGAGAAGCTATAAGTGCAATAGCCAAAACAAGTAAAATAATAGCTGCGTAATCCATTTTCATTGGGTTACGGAACTTGCCCGCCTCGACGATAGTGACTCCTTTATCAAACTGCATCCGTCTGTATGGATAAAGAGCACCGAGCGGAACTGGGTGTACACCCATAGTACCATTCGCAAATGCCGGAGACGAATTCACCTCCATGGGGTGAAATCCTGCGTCTGGACGTTCTCCAACCGGCTCAACCTCCTCTGTTGGAGCAACCCATCCACCTACGGGGGCGACGAGACCACCGCCGTAAATGGTGACTCCTGGCGCAAAATTGGGACCAGGAATAGCCTGAGTGTTAATCCGGTTAATCTGAATGTAATCATCCATTTGTACTATTATTCAGATACATTTTTGTTCGGACCTTCTCAGTGTGTTTTGCCCACATTTCATCCAGATCGACATTAAGCATTGCGGCCAGCTGGAAGAGATAACTAAATACATCGCCCATCTCCATAGTGACATCAATGCCTCGATCCTTACGTAGGTTTGTTTTCTTATAGTTCTTCTGATACTGTCTTATGGCAGATGCCAACTCACCCACCTCTTCTGTGAAGAGGAGCCAAACAGTCGCGACCGAAGCCTTGTCCCAACCTTTAGTTCTGCAGATCTCCTCGGTATCAACCTTACACTTATTCATTGTGTTCGCCATACTTATATAACGACTCAAACTCTTAAGTGCCACTGGCTTACGAAAAGCCAATCTTGAAATTGCCTGGCAGTTTCTGACCGTATGTCGTGGTGGACATGGGCACCGCCAGAGGGACTGGCTGCTTGTTCACCTCCTGTAAAAACTTCATGCGCTGGGCGATACCGGTACCGATCATATCGGTCGCCTCCTTCACAACCTGTACATTCATACGAGAAACCTGACCCTGGACATCGCGGTAAGGGTCACCAACCATATTCGTAAACACACGGCCCATCAGAGCCCGCAGGTCCTGCTCATCCTGACGGTCGATGCTATAACCCGTAAGATTCTTCACCGAGTCACGAATCATAAATTGAATGCGTTCCTGATTCATACCAGAGCGGAAAGCAGTCGATACTGGGGTTGCTGCTGGCTGAGCCATTCTATTATTGCCGTATAAAAAAATAAAGCACTTTTACTGTAATGAGGGTCATCAAGCGTTCCGGAGATGAAGTACCAATGCTCTTCGACAAGGTTGTTGCTCGGATCAAAAAGTTGTGTGAGGATCTCCAGGTTCAGCCCGACAAAGTTGCCCAGAAGGTGTTTAGTGACATGTACGACGGCATCAAGACGAGCGAGATTGACGATCTGTCGGCTGATGTCGCGATCCATATGATGACTGATAACCCAGATTACGAGACGCTCGCGACTCGTCTCGTCGTAAGTAATATTCAAAAAAATTCACCAAAGTGCTTTTCGGATGCGATGCTTATCCTGCATTCCAAGGGTGTCGTGTCGGACGAGTTTATGAAGTGGGTCAGTCTGAAGCTCGATGGTGTCATCGACCATTCTCGCGACTACCGATTTGGATTCTTTGGCATCAAGACTCTGCAGAAGATGTATCTCAACAAGGGTGAGACGCCCCAGTACATGTTTATGCGAGTCGCGGTCGGTATTCATGCCGACAACTTTGAGCGTGTCAAAGAGACTTATGACCTCATGTCCCAGTTGTACTTTACGCACGCCACCCCAACCCTGTTCAACGCCGGCGCAAAGCGCCCCCAGATGTCCTCGTGCTTCCTGCTCGCCATGAAGGATGACTCTCTAGATGGCATCTACGACACAATGAAGGACTGTGCCCAAATCTCCAAGTGGTCCGGTGGCATCGGCCTGCACGTCCACAACGTCCGCGCCAAGGGATCAGAGATTCGCGGAACGAACGGAACTTCGGACGGAATCATTCCGATGTTGCGCGTTTTCAACAACACAGCCAGATATGTGAATCAGGGTGGTCGTCGCAAGGGGTCGATCGCCATCTACCTCGAGCCATGGCACGCAGACATTATGGAGTTTTTGGAGTTACGTCTGAACCAGGGTGACGAGGAGGCTCGCTGTCGCGATCTGTTTACGGCTCTATGGATTCCGGACCTGTTTATGCAAAAGGTGGAGGAGGATGGCGACTGGCACCTGATGTGTCCGGACGAGTCGCCAGGCCTCGCTGACGTCCACAGCGAACAGTTCAACGAGCTGTACCGTATGTATGTCGCACAAGGTCGGTTCAAAAAGGCGGTCAAGGCTCGGGATGTATGGAACGCAGTCATCAAGAGCCAGGTTGAGACTGGCGCACCGTACATGCTCTACAAGGATGCATGCAACTCCAAGTCGAACCAGAAGAATTTGGGTACCATAAAGTCAAGCAATCTGTGTACCGAAATTATCGAGTACACCGACAAGGATGAGACGGCCGTCTGCAACCTGGCCAGTCTGTGTCTGCCAGCATTTGTCACTGAGACTGCCTGGGGGAATGCAGAGGGTGAGAGCGGTCTCAGCATCGACCTGGACTGTATTAAGCTGGCCGAGGTGACTCGGGTCATTACGCGCAACCTGAATCGCGTCATTGACAAGAACTTTTACCCGACCGAGTCTGCCCGCAAGTCGAATATGCGTCACCGTCCAATTGCTATCGGCGTTCAGGGCCTGGCGGATGTGTACATGATGTTGGGTATTCCATTCGACTCTACCGAGGCTCGCCAGATCAACAAGGACATCTTTGCGACAATCTACCATGCGGCTCTCGAGGAGTCGTGCTTGCTTGCAAAGGAGGAGGGACCGTACGAGTCGTTCAAGGGTTCGCCTGCGTCGGAGGGTCAGCTCCAGTTTGACCTTTGGGGTCAGATGGATCGTGGGTTTGACGACCTGAAGCAGAAGATTGCCACATTTGGTCTGCGCAACTCTCTGTTGGTGGCACCGATGCCGACAGCCTCGACGGCCCAGATTATGGGAAACAATGAGGCGTTCGAGCCGTATACCACAAATCTCTACCTTCGCCGAACTCTCGCCGGTGAGTTTGTGATGATCAACAAGCACCTGGTTAAGGATCTCATCAAGATTGACAAGTGGAACAAGGATATCAAGGACAAGATTATCTATGACAAGGGATCCGTACAGAACTTGGACATTCCGGATCGGCTCAAGGAGATTTACCGGACGGTATGGGAGATTCCGACGCGTTCGATTATTGATATGGCGGCCGATCGTGGGCCGTATATCGATCAGTCACAGTCGATGAATTTGTTTGTTGAAAATCCAACGACTGCAAAGTTGTCGAGCATGCATATGCATGCATGGAAGAAGGGACTCAAGACGGGGATGTATTATCTACGTACACGCGC